CTCGACAAGCTGCTGGTCAGCAAGCTCTAGCCTCGGCACAGACCGCTGGACAGTTAGGACTACAGGGTCTCTCCATCCAAGAGCAGGCAAAACAGGCTGCTGGTCAGCAGGCTTTAGCTTCTGCGCAGACCGCTGGACAGCTAGGACTACAAGGTCTCTCCATCCAAGAGCAGGCAAAACAGGCTGCTGGTCAGCAGGCTCTATCTTCTGCGCAACTGTCAGCCCAGTACGCTCAGCAGGCCAACGAACTCCAGCAGCGTGCAGAAGAAGCGCAAGCGCGTGGCGACCAATTTGGTGCTTCACTAGCGCTAAGTCAACTGCAAGAATTGAACCGTGCCGCAGAAGCCACGCGACAATTTGAGTACACCCAACAGCGCGACAAGTACCTTGACCCGTATAGAGAGCTTATGATTGCACAAAATTTACTTACTGGGCTTCCCATTAGCGCAGGGACAGCGGGTACTAATCCGACATTATCGGCGCTTCTGGCTTCTATGGGTATTGGTTCTCTACTTACTCCAGCGAAACCGTAAACCATGTTTAATCCTATGCAAACTCAGGCAGCGCTGCAAAACCCAGCGCAGTTCCCCGACCAGCGGTTGCAGCAGTATGCGGCAGGGCAACCGCCTCAGCCGACGGGGCAGGTCCCCCCTGGGCCAGGAGGCCCAGCGGGTTTGGAACTCACGGCTCGGAACGCGCAGCGTCAAGCTGCTGCCCGAGCCAGCGCCATGCAGAACGACCCGAGCCAGAGTCCTACGATCTTTCAGCAAAAAGATGCACAGCTAGCGCAGCAAGCGCAGATGATGCAGCAAAAGGAGATGCAGCTTGCACAGATGATGCAGCAGAAAGAAGCACAGATCGCAAAAAAGGAACAAGCACTCGGACTTATCGGCGCACTCATGGCGCGCAGCCAGCCAAGAATGTCCGGTATCGCCCAACTGCCCATGCGCCCAGACATGTACACCGCGATGGACGGTGGGATAGTGTTTAAGACTGGTGGCGGGGTGCCACGTATTGAAATGTCTGGCAGGGCGGGGCCATTAAGTTTAGAGGATTTGATGGATCTACACTTAGGAGAATTAGATGTCATAAGGGAAGCATCAAAAACGCGGCAACTATCACCAGAAGAACGCAAACGACTTACAGACGAAGAGGAAGCAAGGCTTGCTAGGCAATACGAAAAATACGAAAAAGGTATGGCGGGTGTAGATGAAAAAGCTGTTGCTGCGGCAAGAGGCAGACCATACAGTTTTTGGTCAGGCATAGCCGCAGGTTTGCCTACAGATACTAAGAATCTGCGTGTTGCCGAAGCCATAGCAAGCCTTGCCCGAGGTGTAGCGGGTGAACGCGCTCGCGCCCAAGAAGGCGAATCCAGAGCAGCAGCCCTGCTTGCTGAAGCCGAACGCAGACGTATGGAACGTCAATTCCAAGAAGAACGTGGTCGTCCAGACCTTGCCAAGAAAGCAGCCGACCAAGAGCAAGCACTACGAGATGCTGCGTATAGACAGAGTATGGCTGAAGCAGAAACCAAAACAAAAATTTTAAGTGGTGTTGGTAGACAAATGCTTGATGCTCAAACAGAAGCAAGAAGAAGAGAAGAGGCAGAGAGAAAAGAAGCTTTTGAACTACGAAAGTATGAAGAAGGACCTGGAAGAGCAGAAGCTGAAATTAGACTTCAAGAAGAACTGCGAGCCAAATATAGGCCGCAAGATTTTAATCGTATGCTTTTTGATATAGCTGCAAATCCTAAACATCCTAACCATGAACTAGCTTTATCGTTACTCGGTGGTCAGAGGAGAGGTGCTGACGCAAGACCTGATTTTGCTAAAAGCCAAGAACTAATACAAGCCCGTATAGATAGATTTTCTAAAGAATCTAAAAAACAACTTGAAGCTGAATTAGGACGTAAGCCCACAGATGAGGACATTCGTGAGTACGTTACAAAGAAATACTTTAAAGAACTAGAACTTCAATTTGGCCCTGATTCACTGAAAGGTCAAGGTAGGGCAGGTGGTACGCCAACTGCTCCAGCAGGAAATACGTCGGGCAAACCTTGGGAACGTAACTACAGATAATCTATGGCTGCATTACCCATTCCTGCTGTAGGTTCCGTCGTTGACGGATACCGTTTTCTTGGTGGTAATCCTAACGATAAGAAAAATTGGGAGTCGGTTGCCGCGCCCATCCCTGTCCCTAAAGTTGGTGAAGTCCTTGACGGATATAGGTTTAAGGGCGGCAACCCAAACGATCAAGCTAGCTGGGAAAAAGTGAGCCGCCCTTCGGTGGCAGAAGAATCTTCCACCCTAAGACAAGCCGCTGACCTACCAGTAGGGTTTGCAAAAGGCGTTGCCTCTGGTGTAAGGATGATTGCAGACGCTTTTGGCGCAGGCAGCGAAGCATCAAAAAGTATAAAAAATGTAGAAGATTATTTAGGTAGTCTGCTATCTGCGCAAGCTATAGGAAACCAGAAAGAAGTAGCGCGCATTATGAAAGACGCCGAAAACAAAGGCGTTCTTGAGCAAGTAAAAGCGGGGTTCAAATCTTTTGCTACTGCCCCCGTAGATACTGCGGTTCAAGCACTTGGCACAAGTGCGCCAGTCATTATTGCTTCGCTTGGCTCCATGTTGCTCGCCCCTGCTGCAATACCTGCGGCTACCGTAGCTGGCGCTACTGCCATAGGACTTGGCGCAGTAATGGGTGCTGGCACAGTTAAAGGAACCATATACGAAGAAACAAAAAAAGCGCTTAAGGAAGTAGGGGTTGATGACAAACGTGCAGAAGAAATTGCAATCAAAGCACAAGAATACAAAGGTGAAAACCTTGACATGATTTTGCTTGGCTCCGGTATCGGGGGAGTAGCTGGGCGTGTAGGACTTGAAGGTAACTTTATACGTGGATTAGCCAACAAAATAACGGCAAACGTAGCAGCTAGAGATGCAGCCAAAGAAGCAGCTAAGACAGGAACACTAGCTGCGGCTAAGCGCGTTGGTGTTGCAGCGGCAACCGAAGCGATTCCTGAAATAGCTCAAGGCGCGCAAGAGAAAGTCGCAGAAAATATTGCGTTGCAACGAGTAGGTAAACGCGAAAATATACCTACACTTGCAGAAACACCAACGATGCGTGGTGTGGTTGCTGCGGGTACACTTGAAGGGTTAGCGGGGGCTGCGTTAGGTGGTGGGTTGTCCATACCGGAAGCTGTTCGCATAGCAAAAGCCTCCGGTGCAACAGATCAAGACATCAATGCACTACAAGCTGCCATAGAAGTAGAACTAGCCCAAAAAGAACAAACAGTTGCTGCGCCGCAAGAAGCACGCAAAGAGCAAATTACTGCTGAACGGCAAGCGGTTCTAGATAAAGCCGCTGCGCAGCAAGAAATCATAGATCGAGTCGTAGAACAGCAAGCGCTTAGAAAACTAGGACTAGCAGATACACCAGCAAGCGCTGTGAAAAAAGCCAGCAACAAGGTTGATGCGCTTAAAGCACGGGTTGATGATCTTACGGACGATTATATTGCCGCAGGTGCGTCGCCCAGTGAAGCCAAGATCAAAGCCGCTGCACAAGCTGCGGAGGAAGAGAAATACGACAGAGCAAACTTAGAGGAGTTAGAAAATGCTGCTAAATCTATCAGTGCAGCAGGTGGAACAAGCCCTGAAGTACCTAGCCGACCCCGACGAGCTACTACCCCCGAAGGAACTTTACCACCTCCACCCAGTGGAGTGGCACCTCCTCCAGTCGCTCCTGGACAAGTTGATGTGGGAGCGAGAGAACCTGACGTTGCACTAACGCCTCCGGTTGAACCTCCGGCTCCGGTTGAACCTCCGGTTCCGGCTGAGCCTGTTGAAGAAACAGCCGCAGAATCAGATAAAAAAGTAATGCGTGCGGCAGTTGCTGATTTAGTTGAATTAGCCCAAGGATATTCTGCTACTCCCGAACAAATAGGAACAATTGCTCAAAAATATGATATAGAGCCGTGGAAACTTGAAGGGGTATGGTTTGATATATTGGATAAATCTGAAACAGAAGCAACTAGTCCAAACCCTTTGGTTACCGAAGAGCCAATAGAAGCTAAAAAGGAACTCCCCAGTGCCCCTACGCCCACCGAAACCGTCGAAACAAAAAAAGAGGCACCATCTGGTGAATTAAGTCCCGTACGCAAATTAGCTTTAGAAGAGCAAAAAAAAGCTGGATGGGATTCTGATTGGCCTATGGTTCCAGCAGATATGGCTAATGCTACTTTTAGAAACCAAATTGCTACTGATCCAAATTTATCTCAAGAAGAAAAACTTCAAATATTTACAGCGGCTAAAAATCTTGGGGTTATTACTGAAGATCAGATACCAAAAGAATCAGTTGAACCCAAAGCTGAACCCAAAGTCGAAGCCGAGACAGAACCCAAGACCGAACCTAAAAAGGAACCCCCCAGTGCCCCTACGCCCACCGAAACCGTCGAAACAAAAGAAGAGGGAGCAGCAGCGCCTGCTGAAGGAACAGCAGTGGCAGCGCCCCCCATCGCAAAACCTGCCGCTGTCACAGAACCTGCCGCTGTCACAGAACCTGCCGCTGTCACAGAACCTGCCGCTGTCACAGAACCTGCCACCGCAGAACCTGCTGTAACAAAACCAGCCCCTCCGCTTAAAGTTGTCAAGCAACCACGTAGTAAAGACGAACAGGGGCGGAGTGTTGTAACGCTGCAACTATCTAACAACGAATCAAAAGTTATTACTCGTATAGACGATCAGTGGACGCTGGATGGCGAACCTGTAGGAGCCACAATAAAAGATGCCATATCGCGTGTCACCAAACAACCTGTTGTAGCTGAAGCCAAGCGAGGCCCCAAAGGACCACGACTGAGTGAAGATCAGAGAGCAGATACAGCAGCGTTGGCTGGTGGAAGAACAGAAGAACTAAATTATGTTGTAAGACTTATTACGTCAAAAAAGAAACTTGGCGACACCGGCCTACCTGGATTTAGTAAGCAGCTAGATCAATTATTTGGTTTACGCGATAGAATACTCTCTATACCGCGATCTGGAAAAAATGCTGATACTGTAGACAACATGCTATCGAAAGTATCAGAACAAGTTACACCTATTCTTGATGCTCTGTACGAATACGGTACTAGTGGCAGGTATAAAGGCACGCGGGTGCAAACACTTGCTATGGAGCAATTTAACCGCGCACCAGAAAATATAAAAAAAGGAGTCATAGAACGCGCCAAACAACGAAAATCAGGAACGCTAAAACAGACAGTAGGTCAGCAATCAACAGAAATCATCAATGTATTCAAAAGTAAAAATCCTCCTAATAACGCTCAAGCAGCGGCAATTGCAGTAGCTGTTGCTTCTGACAAAAATTCTTTTGAGTCTGTACTAGCAAACAAACTTTTCCCTGTGCTTAAAGGTGTAGACCTTACAGTAGTAGAAAACACCATTCCAGGCGGGTTAGACCCAGAACAAACAAGCAACCGTAAAAAACTTCGCAGCATATTTGAGCGGGAGAACGCTCCTGGTTTGTTTGCTAAAGGTACAGATCTACTTGGTAAACCCACAACCAAAGGTCATGTGTATTTGGCAGGGGCTAGTTTTGGTAGCAAACAAGGTATCAACAAGCGCACCATACTGCATGAGCTACTTCACGCTGGCACAGCGCGACGGATTGATCGTGGTGTAGACATTCTTAAAAAGAACCCACAGTCTTCAGACCCCGATGCGGTTGCAGCGCGGAGGCTTGATGAACTGATGACTTACACGCGCTCCAAGTTTGAAAGCGAAAGCCCCAGACTTCTTAAAATCGTAGGCAACTTAAAGGAAGAAGGAAAAGCTCTTTACGACGTTAACGAATTTCTTGCCTATGGCATGACAGACCCAGAATTTCAAAACTTTCTCAAGTCTGTGCCATACCAAAAAGTAAGTGTATTTTCAAGTTTTGCCAACACACTACGTAAATTGTTTGGGCTTGGCAAAGACGATAGTAGTGTATTCACCAATCTTATAGACGTTACCGATCAACTCCTTACGCCGTCTAAAAAACAAACCACAACGCCGGATAAAACTGCTGTTCTTGCTCAGTCCAGCAACATACAAACTGCTGCGGATGTGCAAGTGCAGTACGCTAATGACGTTATCAACACACCTCGTAGCCAAGGACCATCAGTATCCTTGCTCGATCAAGTCCTTGCCACAGGACTAGACGTAAAAGGACAGGCTGATATCGCCAAAGCGATCATGGAAGGTGCGATGTCTTCGACACGCAAACCATTGCTTGGCGCATTTACGCCCAGTCAAATAGCCAAACTTGTCGCAGACGAAGTTCCCGCGCTTACTCGCGTTGTTGATAGCGCACGAAAATTTAACGCCAAGCGTCAGCAATATCTGGACAAAGATAAAGAGCTTATGAAGCCCTGGTTGAAGCTTCAACGCGACAACCTTGCGCAAAGCCAGCTTCTATCTACTGTTATGCATCTGGCAAGCGTAAACGGTATAGACCCAGACACTAATCCTGGGCAGTCCGACACAATGGACACGCTGTGGGGTAGGCTCAACGAACCAGCAAAACAGATCTACAAGGATGTGCGCGACCACTACGCAAAGCGTTTTGAAGACTACAAACGTCTTGTAGAAGCGCGTATACAGAACATGAACATAAGTAACGAAGAAAAAACAAAATTTATGGCGCTTCTCCGGGAGCAGTTTGAAACGAACAGGGTAGTGGCTCCGTACTTCCCACTGATGCGCTACGGAGACAACTGGCTGATGGTAAAAACCCCCCAAGGAAAAGAGTTCTACATGTTTGAGTCTCCTTCGGAGCGTAACGTCTTTGCGCTGCGTCGAGCGAGAGAAATGGGGCGTTCAGCAGATAGTCTTTACCAAGACCAGACGTTCAAGCGCGGCGATCAGATAAGTGGTGTGATGGAAGAAGGGTTTGCCGACAGCACACAACTAAAGAAAATACTTGCATCCGTAGACTCCATGACAACCATACAAGATAAGGCTGGCGTCAAAGACCAGATCTATCAGTTGTACCTGCTTACCTTGCCCGAAAAGAGCTTCCGTAAGAGTTTTATACATCGTAAAAACACAGCAGGTTACAGCGCCGACGCGCTTCGTAACCTGGGCACTGCTGGGTTTCGCATGTCTAACCAGCTTGCGCGCCTTGAGTATGAGCCTGCCATGCGCAACGGACTCGACGAAGCCAAGGAATCATTGAAAGATAACCCAGATCGGTACAAGTACATCCCGTACATAGAAGAAGTTGCTGAGAGTGTAGAGTCCATAACCAACCCCAAGAATGAAAACTCCATTCTAAACTTTGCGGCTAACGGGCTGTCTACACTTAACTTCTTCTACTACATGAGTTCAATATCTTCTGCACTCACTAACATCACATCCTTGCCCGTGTTTGGATACCCCACCCTCTTGGCAGAGTTTGGGCGCACTGCGTCAGGTGCCAAGGATGTGCATATGGAGCTTTTACGTTTTCTGAACGTATACAAACAAGTAGGGTTCCGTAGAAAAACTACCGATGCGCAAGGTAACGTGCGCACTGAGTATGTAATGCCTTCTGTGCGTAACGTACTAACAGATCCAGGAGAGATCGCTGCGTACCAAAGTTTTGCCGCTGATAACCTATTCACGTTCAACAGATCCATAGACTTGCTCAACATAGTCAAGTCGCCTTCTCAAGAAGCAACCAACCCCAACATACTTAAAGTGCCCGTAAAGTTTGCCATAGACGCCGTGTCCACTATGTTTAGCGCTACCGATCAATTGACACGCGAAGTTATGGCTATGACGGCTTATCGTGTAGGCATTAAACAAGGACTTACACCCGAACAAGCTACAAAAAAAGCTATAGAGTTAACGCACAACTCTATGTTTGACTACTCTTTGTTTGATACACCTCGATACTTCAAAGGGCCTGTAGGGCGCACGCTGTTTCAGTTTAAGAAGTTTTCACAGAACGCTGCGTTCTATCTCGCAACCAACGCAACGCAGATATTCACAGGGGCTGATCCTACAATCAAAAAACAAGCTTTCACGCGTCTTTTCGGTACCTTAGGTATGACAGGTATGTTTGCGGGGCTAACAGGTATCCCGCTGTACACAGTCATAACTACAGTCATAGAAAAAGCGTTGCAGTTAAGAGACGATGACGATGAAGACAGCGTTACTTTTCAAATTAGTAAATACGGAGCTGATTTGTGGTTCAAAAATTTCTTGGCCGAAAACTTTGGGCCTAATGTTGCTACGTACGTAGCATACGGTCCTTTTACCGCTCTGACAGGTGCAGATTTCAACTCCAGGGTAAAGCTCAACGATCTGTTCTTCCCAGATTGGGAGTTTAAAGGTTTACTAGGACCGACCTTTGGCCTGTATGAAAACGCACAGCGCGCCTACGATAGGTTTAAAGAAGGACAAACCGAACGCGCTATAGAAATGTTGTTACCAGCAATCATTCGGCAACCTGTAAAAGCATACCGCTTTGGTGAAGAAGGGGTTGTAACACCCAAAGGATACGAAGTTGTTAGTAGCGACGACCTATCCAAAATGGACCTAGCACTGCAAGCCATAGGTTTTTCTCCCATCAAAGTTAGCGCCAAGCAACAGGAAAACTACAAGCTTAAGAAGCTGGAGCGGGAGCGGGAAGAAGAACGAACGGATCTCCTTAAGCGTGCTGTGTACGCAAGGCGCGAGGTATCAGACGAAGACATGGACGAGGTGCAAGAAGACATCGACAAGTTCAACGACAAATTCCCCAACCGCCGCATCCTGCCGTCGAGCATCATCCAGTCTGAAAAAGCCCGTCGCGCACAAGACCGTGTGTTAGATGATGGGTTGTTCATAGCCAACCCTATGACACGCAGAGAGCTACTGGAGCTTCGGTCTACCGACTGAAAAAAATCCCCGCACGCAGCGGGGATGAAGGGGGGAGGGTTTCCCCCAAGGAGACACACATGAAACCATACCTATGGTACATCAAACTCTCCAAACACGCAAGCCCTGTATCCCTTCCTCCACAACGGGTTTAATAACGACCTTGATGCGCAGTTCCTTGGCGTACTGACGGATCGTGCGGCGTGCGGTGGAAAAATCCAAACATGGTATAAAAAACGATGTACCTACGTCAAACTTCTGCCAGTTGACGTTAAAGTTTATTCCGTGTATCAGCATGGATAAGCTCTTCAACGTCGAAGAAGTTACTATTAGCACAATCAAACACGAAGCAGTACACAGGCGGGGCTAAAACCTTAAGTCCTTTGGTAATTCGTTTCGTCTCTGCTGGAAGCAACACGCCGTCGCTCTCCAGCTTGCGGGTCAGTTCGCGCACCGTTATCTGTAGTTTGGCGCAGTCAGACTTAAAGTGTTTGGCGTTGATGTACATACGCTTGGTGTCTGGCTCAAAGCGTATGTACAGTGGCCCCCGAGGCTCCAGTATCGGCGCGCAGCTTAGGCTTGTACGCGCATCCTCCTTGCCGTTGATAACGACGATGTTCTGCAAATGTCTGTTGATGTAGTCTCCGACAACGGCTGCGGCATTCGCCAGTGGGGCACGCACGTGCTGACGCAGCAGATGGATCTGATCTGTGACCCACTTGAAGATAGCTTTCATGTCGTAGTTGTGCAAGTTGAGTTCCTTTGCCAACAAGCCTCCCGCAATGTTGCAGGCAACTATGGCTGACCAGAAACGCTCTCGTGATGTAAGCTTCACTTCCTTATCAATCTTAGCCTGTACAGAACGCACAGTGTGGATAACATAGTCTCTGTTGCTGACAATGTAAGAGAAGTATATGTCCGCAGCGTGCCCGTAGTTTTCTTCCAACTGCACATCAAACATGTGTTTGGCGTACTGCTCGTCAATCCCGCTGTTGTAGATGACATACTCAAAGAGTCGCATCATCTCGCCGTCCACCGAATCCCTGGCTATCTGCAACCTGTCATACATGGAAGCGTTGGAGGTCATAACCTCAATAAGCTCCCAGCGCTCTGTGTTAGGTCGTAGCATGTTGACGCTACCCTGAGCGCGCTCCTTGTCTCTACCCTGCGTGACTTGATACAGGTGCGCTCCCATGTCCTCCACATCAACCTTGGTGACTTCATCAAAGGTATGGCAGATGTTGTTGAATATAGCCAGCTTCCGGGCACCAGCGTTCTGCGTGTCTTTCCACATCGACATAAGCTCACTGGGTTTGCCGACAACGCTGTTGATGACGCGCAGGATGGTGGACTTGCCGGGACCAGAGTCTCCGCTTATCAAATTGATAGCCGCTCCACGTATGCCAGTGAACTTAAGCAGAGGGCTACCAAACGCAGTAAGCGCGGCGTAAGCATAAGACTCTAGCCCAGGCCGAGCGTACATGTTGAAGCACTCACGCCACCTGTTGATGTCGCCCTTGGGAACCATAAGAGCAGCAAACTTTTCGGTAGACGGAGACGGTGGGCTATAGTACACGCCCATAGCCGATATCTCCCTATCTCCAACGATAAACTTTGTGTCGTTGTCGCACCATCCAAACTGTATGCGCATCTTGTCTGCCTTCTTTATTACCTGTAGTTCTTTCACGAACGTCGTTACATACCCCAACAACAATTCCTGTTGCTTAGGGGTTGCTGCCACACCTCTCTCAGCTAAAGCTTCACGTAACTTGTCCTTTACTACCGCATCCTTCAGCGGCACTGAAAACTCTTTCACATCATCTTGAGGGAGGTGCAGCTTAAAAACCAGCATCTCGCCGTTGATCGGATGCACCATACGCCGAATGATGTACAGGTCGTGTTCGTACACTACCTGCGGCTCTTCTTCATCACCAAACGGACGTTTGTAAACTCCCCCCTTCTTGCCCCTAAAGTAAGGAAAAGGATAGTCAGGTATGGTATGTGACGCCACAACCTCGTTCTTGGGTGCCTCTGCTATCTGCATACCAAGAACAATAGGAGACTTGATCTTGTCCTTGTGCTGACAGTTATCACACCCACCGGGGTTGTACTTCTCAAACGTCTGGCATGTGTACGGTCCTTTGATACGCTCAGCTTTGTGCGCTGTCTCTTCCGCGCTATAGCCTTCGTAGTCTTTGGATATGAAGTGGATAGCCTTGTCGCGGTCTTTGCAGAACTGCGCTATGGACAAGCCAGCCCGCCACATAGGCTCTCCCATATCCTTCTGGTTCACCACAATGTGCTGGATCTGAGCACACCCTGCACCAGCCTGGGTCTTAAGTAGTATCGTCTTAAATAAATACTCCTTGTTGTAAGCGAGAGATTTAGTTAGCTCGTTAAGTTTGGTCGCCGTAAACTCTGGCGCAGCGGTCTCCACCAACGGCGCACGCAGCGTATCCAGCTTCAGCGGTTTACCCGTCGTCAGTAACTGCACCTCCAGAGGAGGGCGCGCTTTGAAGTTCTTAGTCCCCGGTATCCGCAAGATGCGCGCTTTGTCTGCCGTGCAGGCAGGGTCCGCGTGCAGCTTGTGCGTTACACAGTTTTTCTTAAGCTTATTAGCCGCAGCTTGCCACACGTCCGGTGTAGCTGGGGTGTCAAACGCCCAGTACACATGCAACCCTCTACCGCTATCTACTACATACGGCTTGGGTAGCGCTACGGTTACGCAGAACTTTTTAAGAGCGTCTACTGCTTCAACGTGTGTCGCGTACGGTTTCCCTTCTCCGCAATCAACATCCAACCACAGGGCTTTGAATAATTTTGTGTTATCTCCACTACGTTTTGTTGGTTCGTTAAATGTAGCGCAGGCAAAGTAAGCATCGTATTCGTCATCTACTAATTGCTGCCCTGCTTTAACTATATCCTCAGCGGTTTCGACGAACTGTTTTATTATTCTTTTGTTTTTTATGCCTACTACACAGCGCCAACCCTCCGGTGCAAGCACCTCTGATAACAACTCAAGCGCTGACATGTAAAAATATCACTCATAGCTATTGATGAATGAAAGTACCCGTTGTCGCATATGTGGGCGCATTTCGGTGCCCTTAAACCAGTTGTAGATGGTTTGGCGGGTTACACCGAAATGCGACGCTATAACGACTACGGACAGCTCGTTCTTGATACAAATCCTACCAAGCGCAACGCCCAGCTTACTTTCGTCTGCCGCTAAGTTTTCTTGTATAAGTCGCTGCGTGTAGCCGATGCTCATGCTTATGACTCGTCATCGCCCCAAGCACTAAGAACTGAAGCAAGATCACGTTTTTCTGCGACAGGCTCAGTTTTCTTAGATACTTTCTTCTGGGGTTCTTCCGGTACAACCTCCTCGGCTACCGGAGGTTTGCCAGGAAGCTCCAGCTTTGGAGGACTGGCTTTCGTATCAAGCTGCGATACTGTTGAAGAAAGCATACGTGCAGCTTCAGGTGAAGCGCCTGCATCAACAGCAAGTTTGTACTGCGTCTGATTCACCCAGTCTACGGCACGGAACACCAGCTTCGGAACGTCGCTGTCCTCGTCAAAAGACATCCTAGTTACGATCATGTTGATGTTCTTACCGTTCCCTGCTATGTACTTCACGTACTGATCGAACCCCATGCTATCCATATCGCCCTTGGCAAAAATACTTTGCGAGGGAAGGGTAAGCTGAAAGAGTCCACTTTGGGGATCGTTGGCGAGAAGCACCGCAAGACGTTTCTGGAAGCGGCACGCTCGCGTTCCGTTTGCCCCAGACCCAGCGTTGTTTTGTGGACATCCTACGCAAGTCTCGTTCTGGCGATTCTCTGCTTTCGGATGCGGTGTGATGCCGTCATCGCTCCAGCAGTCTGGTGGTGCGGTTTCCTTGGAGTTGTACGCTTTTGCGTAGAACACCCTACTATTTTCTTTACGACCCGCAGCAATGATTACGTCCAACTCGGGCGCATCGCTCTTACCTACCTCCTCTCCACCCACAACAAGTCGGAACTTGCCGCCTCGGATAGAGATCCTGCGGTTTTGCGATCCCCCAGCAAGTGCTCGGGTCAAGTCATCAATTTCCGTGTTCTTAAGAAAGTCTGGAAGTTGTGTCTGAAACACTGTTACGTTAGGCATAAAATCCTCTCTTATTTACTGCGACGGACGACAACACTGTACTTGCTGTCGGTGTTAAGACCCACAGGCAAGACCGTGGGGTTTTCCTCAATGAATTGCTTCATGTTGGATTGATGGATGCGTTTCTCCAATAATTCGTACGCTTCGTGCTCCTTGATAAAGTTGTACATAGAACCCCAATCATTGGTCCAGTAACGGTTCTTGACGGTGCGGATGACCGTACCCGCTTTAGTGCGGATGCTGTCGGCACCGATGCGCTTGCAGGCTTCAAGCAAATGTTCCTCGATGAGGTCCATCTGCTGACTGAGTTGCTCATCTTTTTCTTCGTAGTCGCTACGAAGCTTTGCTCGTGCGTCCCTAATCTTTACGTACACACCAGCTAGTCTATCAACAGAGTCGGCTTCCATAGGTTCTCCTTTTGGTTATGTGAGGCTTAGTGTACCATGAAATTTTACTTTGTCAAGAGGCGTCCATCTCCTTTCCGTAGAGTTCCACGATCTTGGCATGGATGTTGATGTTGTCTCTTAGCAACGTGTACAGCCTGCGCTCTACATCACTCCCTGCCACATGTACGATGGTCATGGGGTTGCGTTGCCCTGGACGGTTAATGCGAGCGTTTGCTTGTAGATACGTCTCTACAGAAGTTACAGGCGCGTACCAAATGATGACGTTGGCAGCGGTTAGCGTCAGCCCGTGTGATGCCGCCTTGGGTTGGATGATGAGCACTTGCGGGTCTTTGTCGCCTTGGAACTTTTGTATGATAGATGCACGTTTGTTGACGGACACATCACCATTGATGATGTCGCAGGATATGCCTGCTTTCGTAAGGTGCGCGTGTAGCAAATCAATCGTATGGTTGAAGGGCACGTAGACCAGCACCTTGTGGCTTGCCTCTGAGATAATTTCCTCAATCACCCGAAGCCTGTTGCTTACGTCGAACACTATGACATCTTTGGTATCGGTATACACCGCGCCACCGGAAATCTGCAACAGCTTGTTGATGTTTGTTGCTGCGTTCATAGAACTAACTTCTTCCCCAGCAGCGGAGAACAACATCTGGTCTTTGAGAATCTTGTAATACTTCTTTTGCTGCGCAGACAACGGTGCGTCGCGGGCAACATAAGTTACATCGGGTAGATCTATACAGTCCTTCTTCTCAAATCGTATGGCTGGCTGTAAGGATTGATGAACAATAAGCTCCGCATTGGAGCGGGGCACCCAGCGAAACTGCGACACCTTGGTCATCACCCGATCACGAAACGCCCCGAAGAACTTAGGCACACGGTCAGGACACACCAGCTTGGCAAGTCCGTATGCGTCTACAGGGGATTGTGCAGCAGGGGTGCCCGTCAGCATCCACAACCAGGGCACACTATCCGAAACCCTCTTCAAAACTTTCCAGCGTTTGGTGCTCACAGTCTTGTACGCAGAACACTCGTCAACCACAATTAGATCGAACGTACCGTCGCTCAGTAACTCCAACTCGATAATCTCTAAACCTTCATAGTTCGTAATTACAAACTCGGCTTTGCTCTTCACTACTTTGGTGCGTTGAGTCGGAGTGCCGTACGCTACATCAAAAGTACGATGCATGGCGAACCGAAACAGATCAGCCTGCCAAGCAGATTTCATAACTGACAGAGGGCATACTATAAGCGCCCTACGGACAGCGCCAATCTTCATCAAATAGTCCGTAGCCCATATAACAGAAGCAGTCTTACCTGTACCTTGTTCGTTAAAACAAAACGCTCTTTTATGTAGCGTGAGAAACCCGGAGGTAGTTTTCTGGTGCAGGAAAGGTTTGAACTCCCCAGGCCAGTGGTACTTTATGTTGATAGGCGACGGAACGTCCTTGAACTTTGACGCAAGGATCTGCGTTTCCTCCAGCCCCCAATGAACCGCTATCTCATATGTATCGCCATGCTTTGCTACAACTGCACTCTTCTTGATGTTATCTAAAACAAACTCAGGCTTTTTTGTGCGAACCAGCAGCGCTTTGTTCTGTTCTACAGATATGCCGTCATGTGTTGCTTTTGACGCTATGGTCTCTGTTTCTTGAGAAGGATCTGTTGGCGCTAGCGGTTGTGATGCGCAAATTGGATCGGGAGTTTTTTCCCCCTTTGGTAATAGGTTGTTTATGGTCAATGTCTTTACCCTCTCTAACATCAGCTTTACCATTTCCATTCTTGTCGGCTCCTTGTTTGTCTATAAGATCTCTTGCTTGTTTTCTTATACGTCGCTCGTCATTCTCCCCTCTGGCTAATTGTTGCTGGTATTCTTTTTTGTACGGTCTTGGTTTGTTCACGTATGGCATGGCAACTAACTCCTGTGCGGATAATGTTCGCACTGTGTCACAGGGCAATAGCGGCACAGGGAACTGGTGACGGGGTTCCACACTCCCGTGTCAATCGCAACGGACATCCTGTGAAGATC